TAGACCGGCAGCAGCAACACGGCAGTGAGCCAGATCGTGGACTGTAGAACCGCAGCCACGGCTGATACGACCGCCGGGGCGGTGACGATCAGCAGCAGGGTCAGCAAGGCGCGCTTCATGGCGCGACCACGGCGTTAGAGCGATGCAGCATCAGCAGCCAGCCGCCGTGGCCGTCAGGCTGCGCGTCTCTCACGCGGTAGGTGATGCTGCGCGCCACCACGGTGTCGCCCTGCTTCGGCTCCAGGGGGAGGTCTGCGCCGTTGATCAGGAGCACAGGTTGCGTTGACCGAACCTGCACTCCTGTCTCTGGATCGAGCGCAACGTGCGACGCCTGGAAGACGCCGCGCAGCTCATGCACGACCTGGCCGCGGCGATACTCCATGGGCTCACGATCGCCCATGGTCTGCACCACCGCGCGCAGAGCAATGCTCGCCAGGTCGGTTCTCATCAGCCGATCTTCACGTGAGCGAAGGCCTGGCTGGTGGTTTTGGCGGCAATGAACTTGCCCACTGGGTTGTGAGTCGATTGCTGCGGGGTGATGCGCTTGTTGGTGTCGTCCCAATACGCCACAGCACCCTGAACCGCATCAGTGCCGTTGCCAGTCGCAGCCACCAGCCCATAGACGCCCTCGGTGTCGATGTTGATCACATCGCCCTGCGCACCGTCCACGGTGCAGACGCCAAACAGCGTGCCCACCAGCACACCCTGCCCGCCGGTGCGGGCATAGGGCAGCGTGACTTCGAGATAGCGGCCGTTCTGGATGAACCCCAGACCGGTGCTCGGATCGTAACCCTTCATGATTCAGTCCTCAGACAGTGGTTGATTGGATCGGCTCAGATCAAGCGTTCACACCGCTGGAGCGGTAGAAGGCTTGGTGCTGCGGCACATGAGCGCCGAAGCTGTGGCGCAGGTAGGTGGTCACACCGTCAGGATCGCGGCCAGACACAGACTCGATGCTGGGCCCGCCTTCGCCTTCCAGGTAGCCATAGACCAGCTTGTCCACGCCGGGGTAGTCGCCCACGATGTAGTACTGGAGCAGGCTGCTCGCATCCAGGCGAGGCTCGACGATCGGCGTCAGCTTCCCGGTGAACGGGTTGGCGTTGCTCGTTTGAGTCGGAGTGAAGGGAGAGTTGAACACCTCGAAGGTGGTCTCCAGCACGGTCGGCAGCAGGATGTACCGCGGCTCCACATACAGCGGGTTCTTGCCAGTGAAGTCCTTCTGGTTGCGCATCTTCTGACGCGCTTCGGAGATTGCAGGCACGCCGATCACACCGGTGCCGGTGTTGTTGTGGTCAGCGTGGAACAGCGCCTTGCCGTCGCTGGTGCACTTGGCGTTGCTAGTGATCAGGGCCCACATCATGTTGGCCTCGAACGTGGCGACGCCGCGGCCCAGCACCTGGATGATCCGGGTGATGTAGCCCAGGTTGTCGTTGATGATCAGCCGGCGGCCGACCAGCACCTTCTTGCCGTACTCGGTCAGCTTCCAGCTGCCGCCCTGCTCTTGCACGGTGCCGGACTTGTACTCGCCCTGCTCCTTGAGCTCCTCAGGCAGCATCTGGCCGCCCACCTCGATCTCCTTCATGTCGCGGAAGTCGGGCAGGTTGCGCTGCTCCGCCAGCGGCCGCCAGGTCTGGCGCTCCGCCTCGTAGGCACCCTTCAGCGTCACGCGCTGGATGCTGGTCAGCAGCAGGGGGAAGTCGGTGGTGGAGTGCATGGCACGGCCGGCCAGGTCCTCCTTGCTCATCCCCTTGGTGCTCACGCCCGAGCGCTCCACGCACTCGCGCGCCATGTCCAGCAGGGTGGTGCCAAGGTACTCGCGGGCGCCGCCTTCATCCCACTTCCGCATGCCGGAGCGGGCCTCCAGGGCATGGAGCATCGCCTCGGCGCGCTTCTCGCCGTGGTCGGTGACAACCTCGACGCGGCCGTGCATGGTCTGCGGCTGGCTGGCCTGGCGCTCGGCCATCTTGTCGATGATCATTGCCCGGGCATCGTTGATCGGCGTGCCGTCGGTGATCAGCTGTTCGGCGAAGCTGCCGTCCAGGCCAGCCTTGCGGCAGGCGTCCAGAATGTCGCTCACCCGGCGGCGCTCACCAGCGCGCACCTCATCGGCGTTCACCGCAGGGGCGGCAGGGGCCACAGGGGCAGGAGCGGCAGCAGGTGCAGCAGCTCGGGTCTCGTTGTCCTGGGTGGGCTCGGGAGCCTGCACCCCATCAGCGGGAAGGGTCATGGATCGTTCCTTTTCAGGTTGGGTTGCAGGCGGCTCCTCGGAGCGCACCTGGGCCCCGGCATCAGCCGGGATCGGGACCAGCGAGAGCTCATAGGGCTCCCAGTCCACTGCGCGCTCAACCGGCACTGCGCCGGTCTCGTTACGCTCAGTCTTGTGGACCTTGTAGCCCACAGACACGTTGCGGTAGATGCCGTCGATCACATCTTGGAAGATGGGCTCGACGTCATCCCGCCGGCTGAACTTCACCAGGGCGCGGCCCTCGGTGCCATTCAGCCATGCTCGCTGCACCACACCAATCTGGCTGCGCAGCGAATAGGAGTCGTGCGCATCAAGCAGCGGGCCACCCTTGTTCAGGCGGTCGAGCCGTACAGCACCAGGCTGCAAGCTCAGCTCCTCGATGTAGTCTCCACGCGACCAGCTCGCGCGGCGCACCTGAGCACCGGTTGTCCACACCAGTTCAACCGTTCGCTCCTCGACGTTGATCGTCTCCGGGGCGAACATCGCCCTGGTCTGTAGCAGACCTTCGCTCATGTCGGCTCCTATTGCGTCTCGATTCTAAGCCGCACCAGCAGGCGTCACCTGCGGCGGCGGTGTTGCCTCATCCGGTGGCTCACCAGCAGGCGGCAGTTCTGAACCCATCGGCCGCACCTGCGTCAGGCCTGCAGCGCTCACCTTCCTCGGGTCGGTGTCCAGCACCACCTTGCCGGCATCGAGCAGGCGGTTCCATTCCACGTACAGCGCGATCACATCCTCAGGCTCCAGGCCCTCCATGCGGATCGCTTCCTGCGGCGGTAACAGGCCCGCGCGCATCTTCTGGATGATCGCCTTCGTGTCGGCGGCCGGGTCGTAGGCCTGCGGTGGCGGTGGCGTCCAGTCAGCCGTCAGCCCATCAGTCGCCACACCAGCGATGCTCGCCTGCCGCGCCCACCATCCCCACACCCGGTTGAAGACGGTCGGCGCCAGCACCTGCCACTGCTCGCACACCGTCTGCTTGTTGAAGCTCTGCCACCCCAGCCGCCCGGCGCTGAAGTTGGTCCCCTGGAAGTCGCCCGTCAGCAGCTCGTAGGGCACGTTGACGCCCATCGCTGTCCGCAGCAGATAGGTGCGCATGATCTGGTCGATCTCGCCCACGCTCGGCGGACTCGAGAACCGGATGTCCTGACCAGGGCCCAGCCGGGCCATCGCGCCTGGCTCGATGCGATCGGTGATGTTCGCCTTCTGGTCGCTGGCCCCATCCACGTCCACGATCACGCCCATCATGCAGGCGCTCACCTTCTGCTTCAGCAGCTGGGCGTCCATGTAGTCGTCCAGGTCGCGCAGGGTGATTACCACCGGCGCCAGGCACGTCACGCCCCGGGTCTGCTGCGGGCGGTCGGCCGAGAACAGATGGATGATCTGATCCGCCGGCACACGGTTCGCCTGCGGCGAGATCACGCGGATCGTCGCCTCGCCCGGGTGGTGGTTGTAGAGCCAGTAATTGATCCGGGTGCCGGCCGCGTCGTACTCGATCCCCCGATGGGTCCAGCCGCCGTCTGGCGTGCCCGCGTTGTTCAGGCCGTCCTGGGTCTCGGCAATCCAATCCGGCTCCAGCACCTGCAGCTGTAGCGGGATCCGCAGTCCCAGCCGGGTCATCTTCCTCGAGGAGGGGACGTGCATGCGGATCAGCACCTCGCCCGATTCCTTCCAGCAGCGAACCGCCTTGGCCATCAGCCCGTCGAAGCTGGCCAGCCCCTCGAAGTCGCACTGCACGGGGTCCATCCCCCACGCTCTGAACTCATCCGTCGCACGCTGCCCACGGGCTCCGCCATTCCGCCGGCCGGCCTTCGCCTTGAAGCTCCACCCCTGGCCGATCAGCGCCGCCTCCCAGAGCGTGATGATCCGCTGCGCGTAGGGGTTGTTGCGCACCAGGTCGCGGGCCCGGTCACGCTTCGTAGTGAACCCACGGCCGTTCGCCGCATCCGCACTCGTGTTCTGCGTCAGCCAGTTGTCCACTCGCCGGCCGCGGCCGTCAGCGTCGTACCGCCGCAGCTGGTCGAGCTGCAGCCTCGCCGCCTGCCGGCGCACCGCTGCCCGGGGGGCAACAACCGAGATCAGCTGGTCGAGGACGTTCATTCGTAGTCCCTGGCGGTGCTCACGTAGCTCAGGCTCATCGCACCAGCGGCCGGGGCCAGCTTCGAGGCGATCAGGTTGCGGGCCCTCAGCAGGTCACCCATCGACTGGTATCGCACCACCTTGTCGTCGTAGCGCACCTCCAGGTAACCCCCGGCGATCGCTTCCTCGATGGCCGTCAGATGGGCCTGCGTGAACGTGCTCATCGGCGCCACATCTCCCCCGCCATGCTACTCAGTCCCAGAACGAGGATCTCGCCGGCGCTTGACTCGGCGCTTCAGCCGCCGGCTGCACTGGCGCTGCCGTTGGCTCATGCTCCACCACGCCGCTCGTTGCCCCTTCCTCTGCCCACCGCTCGTCGCTCCAGCGGTCTGCACCAACCAGCGCTGCAGCCGCCCTGGCATAGACCCTGCAGTCGAGGGCCTCGTTGCGTGGCCTGGTCTTGATCCACTCGAACTTCGTGTACCCCCGCCGGTCGATCGTGTTCGTCAGCCGCTCGGCGCACAGCTGCCGGAAATACTCCTCGCCGTGCATCGGGAAGTGGCACCAGCCATGCGGCAGCAGCTCCCCGTCATCCTCCGGCAGCCGGCGCCGCAGCCAGCCGTAGAGCTCGCTCTTGGCGGTGCTCGTGCCCACTGGCCAGATCTTCACCCCGCCACGCAGCGCCTTGCCGTTGCGCAGCACTTCCACCCGGCTCGGCGTACCGATCACACTCACCTGGGTCTCGACGCCCTTCACCGCAATCACCCGGTTGCCGGCCTGCTTCCGCACCCACCGCTTCACCTCCTCAGTCCTGAAGCCTGAGTCGATTGCCGTCATCCGGATCGG